GTGGTTGCGGTGTTGTGATGGTTAATAGACCCATAGAAACAAAAGAATCATTAAATCTAAGCTCCATCCAATCAGCATCACACATGAATGGTAGGGTCATTTCACCTCCTGTGTTAGTTTGTGGATAGATATCAATACGCGGCTGCTGCGAATATAAAACTTGACTAGTATAATATGCCGATGTTGAATTAATATTGTCTGGATTGATATCTGGTCTAGGCCGATAACAAGCCATAGCATATCCATAATAGAAAGGACTGGAGTTAATAATTATTTTAATCTTCAGTTTACAATTTATTAAGGAATAATTTTCCAATTTCTTGGAAATAATGGAGTTGTTAAAATACAAACTCCAAGGGTTAATTTGATCGAACAATGTGGTATTTTCCACCCACGTGTAAGATTTTATTAAAACTGGTCTAGAAAGGAAATCTCCAAGTTCAGCTCCTTTAATAGTATTAGACCTAAATGAAGGGTCCATACCATTAGGGATGATAACTGGATTAGTACTTTCTAAATCAGAAAATTCTACTGTTTGTTTATTAAAAACACTCTGCATGGCGATATAATTTAAGTTACTGAGGTTCCATCCTCAGCGGTTTCATGCGTCTCCGTAAGCACAGTACACTCGTTAATTAGAGCTTTCGGCAATTCACCAATGTTGTTTACTATCCCAGGAGGAATATCCTCTACCGTGAACCTAGGTTTTGGATCTAAAGGCATAGTATCAACACCCCTACCTTGTGGGTCATTGGGGGTATCTACGTGGCCCGACTCAAGGGAATCGATGGTATTATCTAGCGTGTAATTATCTAATAAAATTTCAAGCGAGTCATCTTGTCCAAAAGGATCTACACTCAAATCGCGAATACGAGATTCGCTGTTTGATTTAAACCTTTGTAGACAAGAATCATAAGTAGGTAAATATGTTAAATCATCAGATAAGTCATATTTAACGACATAATCTAAGAATCTTTCTCTCCAGATTTCAAAAGTTTCTCTACCATAAAAGAAAAACTCTCTAAGTGCACTACCTAGAGAATCTCTATTTTGGTATTTAAGAGATACAGTCTTGGATCCTACGCAATATAGGAGAGATTTAATTATTGAAGTTTCATCCAGTCTTCCTACAATTACCTGTAAGTCTTCATGGTAAATGAAGCTTCGTTTGAGGAATGTAACTTCCTCTATAGGTATAAATGGTACAAAATCCTCAGATTTATCTGCCATAGTATATGTAATATTTAGAAGTTTAAG